GTTATCTTGTCCACCCCAAACTGAAATAGATTCTGCTTGTGGATAATCTCGTTCTAGGAAGAACCGATAATCTTCGGCAGTTACTGCTCTTCCTTGCGTCGAGAAATTATTTAAAGCACTTGTACGAATTGATTCAATATTTTCTTCGGCAGAACCACCATAAGTGGTTTCGATATTATTAAAAACAAGATCAGATGCACCAAATGATTGAGCTCCTGTTCTTCCTGCACCAATAGTATCAGAAAGAGTTAATTTAGATATACCATTTGCAGCTTCACCAGAAGAAGTTTGGAAAGTGATGATAATAGTTCCACCTTCAGGTTTCGTTCCTAGAACTCCATCACCAAATTGAATTACATAATTTCTATTTGTAGATTCAAATAGATAATAGATCTGAGATTCTTTGTCTAAGATTGTGATATCAGAAACTAGATTATATGTTTGTGTATTACCATCAGTACCAGCTTCTATATTAAACACTTCAATAGATTCTGTATCTATGTTGAAATTATTAATGTAAAATTTATTTACAGGAATCCCATCTCCATCTGTTGCGTCATACTGGATAGATAATCTAGTTCCTTCTCGCAATTCGACATCTGTAAATAGATATCTAGATCCATCTGACAAAGCCGATATTGCGCTTGTTGGTTGGAAGATAAATGAAGTACCATCGTTATCACCAACAAATTTTGTTGTTTTTTCTAAAGTAAGAGCAGTATTAGCAGGATCTGTAGTTGGGATTGTGAAAGTTACTTTTGTTTTCGATGATTTCTTAGATTTAGGTGTGTATCCTAAATTTCTTGCTATAGAAACTACGGAAGATCTCAATTGAGCAGTATCAATAAAATTCTCATTCATCGCCATATTAAGATACACTGCATTATAATGTGTATTATAAGCAAGTATATCCATTATAATGGATAATCCGGATCCTTCGTAATTGTAATCAGTAAATGATGAATTATTCGCAATATACGCAGCAATATTACCACGAATTGTTTCGAAATCTAATTCAGAAACTAGATTTACTGTTTTATTTGGCATTATCTGACTCTCTCTAGATTTACTCTAACAGATACCGCATCTTGGACATTTACTATATTGAAGAATATTTCAATATCAAGAGAATGGTTATCTATAGATTGTTTGACATTTACATTAATTATTCTTGCTCTTGGTTCGAAATTATTTATCACAGTTCGAATAGCAGTCTCAAGAATAATAGAAGTTTCAACACAGAAATTTTCGAATAGCGAACCATATACACCAGAGCCTATTTCTGGATGAAAAACTCTCTCAGAAAAATTAGTCATAACTAATGTTCTTACTGATCTCTTGACTGCATCAACATCTGTTAATGTATAGATATCAGAAGTTTTTGGATTTTTTATTAGAGATATGTCGATATCTCTGTATCTATTTTGTAATGTTGTGCTGGCCATATTGATATTTATTGCCTTAGAAAAATTATTCTAGAATACGCAGAAGTCTATAGAAACGGTAGTTTTGGAATGCTTTTGAGAGCAGCATACGTGGCGTTTATTGTATCTATTGTTGTGTTTATGGAAGTGTATATTGTATAATATTGCGAATTTCTCGGATCTATTGCTGCTGGTAATTTTGGAATCTCTTTATTACCTTTTCTTTTATCCTTAAACATTTTGCCTATATCTTTAATGTTGTTTGCAATATCCTTAACATTATCCACAGTATTAACTAAATTATTTGCAATATTAGCCACTGCTGCAGCAGTATTTGCAACGTCATTGATTTGACTTAATGCAGAATTAACATTGTTAATTGCACCTGTTGCGTCTACACCAAGATTACCGATAGATGATGCCAAACCATTAATTGAAGATAATGAAGCTGCAATACCAGAAATACCCCCACCTATATAATCATTCAGATCACCAATCGCTTCCTGAACATCGGAAGGAGTATTGGTTATACTTGTATTATTTTGGTTAATATCTATAACATCCACCCATGAATCTGAAGTTCTTAATAGGGAAGAAGATTGAAAATTAAGAGTTGCAGTTAATCCTTCTATTTGGAAAAGAGATTGTTGAAAATTACCACTGGTTAGATTTTGTGAAAGAGATTGCAATGCATTAGCAGTATTCTGTACTCGAGAAATTTGGCTGACAGAAGATCTTAGAGCAGCAGTAACATCATCAGATATTAAACCTTCGCTTGATAATAATCCAATTGAATCGAATGCAGCATAACTTACTGTTCTCCATGAAACTGGTCTGTTAATAAATGGTGCAGCTATTGCTGCAATTTCTGCAGCAATGGCAGCGGCTCTATAAATTTTAAGTAATTTAGAGTTATTGGTTGGAATTGTGATTGTCGGTAAACTTGGTATTGGCATGGTTTTATGGATCGAATATTATTTTACCGATTGGTTGTGTTTTTGGCATCTTTCTGGTAACAATTGGTGATTCCGAATTAATTCTGATTGGAGCAGATAAATTAATCAGTGAAGTAGTCGATTTTAGATTCAATAATGTACCTGCTGTAATAGTTGTTTCAATCTTAGAACCAACAGATGTTTTCAAATCTGATTGAATAGTTGTGAATAAACCATCAACAATTGTTTGGAGATTCGACCCAACAATTGTTTCTGTCATCGAATATAACTTAGCACCTGCTGTTGTTGATGCAACATTCATTCCCAATAAAGATGTTAAGCCCATAGTTGTATTTGATGTTAAAGTTATCGATCCTAGTTCAGTACCAACACTAAAATTTCTAACAGAAGACATTCTAATATTATCTGAATTTAGAGTAATGTCCCCACCAGCTTTCATCACAATATCTTTTGCAGCATCTATAGTTATATTCTCATTACAAAAAATACTAGTGTCTTTCTTAGCGTGAATTGTTAATTTCGAATTCGCTTCTACGTTTATATCATTTCCAGCGTATATATTAACTCTTCCTCTTGTAGTAATATTTACTGATCCTTCAACAAAAATATTATCATCATCTAAAACGATTGTATAATTTGTTCCATTTATCTTCGTTATCTTGTGTGCTTTACTTTCAGTCAGAGAAATCTTTTCTTCAAAAACTTCATAGAAAGTTCCACATGGATGATACTCATGTATTCTTCTATTATCCTTCGTGTCATCCCATTCTTTAACTATTCCACCTTCAGTTTGAAATACTTTATTAAATGGATATTGTGCTTTATATGGAGGCTTGGGTTCTAACCATTCTGTGTCATCTTCTATATCTCTAGGTCCACCATTTTCTGAGTTGCCTTGTAAGGCAACTTGAATTGGATTTCCTCGATTTGCAAGATTTTTCTTTCTCTCTTCAATAATAGTGTTTTCAATCTTCTCAGCTCTTGCTAATCTATTTGTATCGGGCTCTTTTAAATAAGCTTCTTCAGGAAAATGACCATATGGATCTGAGAAACCGATATTGGATCTAGCTTTTTCTTGAGGGATTCCACCAATAGTTCCAAAAACTACAGGTTCTTGACAATTTTCACCATCTCTGAAGAAACCGATTACCCATGTTCCTTCAACACAACCAACAGGAGCTTCTCCTATCCCATTCATTGAAGCCGAAGATATTGGCATAATAGGAAATGCCCAAGGTAATTCTTCCGTCGGAATTTTCGTTTTATCTTCTGTATGATATCCAAGAATTCTTACACGAAGTCTTCCCAATTTCTGAGGATCCATTCTATCTTCAACGACACCTTGAAACCAAACAAAACGATCGTATCCCAAAAATCCATTACTAATCATTATTTCACCTCCGCTGCAATAGTTTCTTTACAACACTCTAGAGTTATGCTATATTGGACTTTAGTAATAGTGTGTCTTATATGCGTGATTAATAAATTTCCTTTATAATAGGTATCCATTTTATTTTCACCCCCAGGTTCGGGTGAAGGTAAATCAAAATAAACTACGTCTCCAGATTCTAATGTACAATCACCAGGTAATGTGATTCTTACTCTAAATAAATCTAAAGAAGCTAATCTGTGTGATCTAATCGAAGATATGTTTTCAGTAAAATTTGGATTTTCTAGAGTTCCAGTAGGATTATATATTATGAGAGATTCTTTATAATTCTTAGAATTAAAACGGTTGTTTTTAGAATCCGTCAATCCAGGGAACATTTTAAATTCTTCTAGGTGATAGAATTTATCGAAGCCATCATCATAATTGAATACTGTTTTTTTCCAAGTCTTAGTTGTTATATCATGTGATATTAGAGTGCTATTATATAATCCATTAACATTATTCGTTAGGGTATTGAAAGAATTCACAACTTCATAATTATATACATTGGCATATTCGTAAGCCAGTTCTGGGGTGTCAATGCGGATATTTCCAGGTCTGAAATAGATCTTTTTTTTGGCATCATAAGCAAGAAGATCATCTAAAGATAAAAACCAGAATTTATTGCTAGTTGTTTCGGTATATCTTGATTTGGTGTATGAAGATCTGACTCCTGATGTTGGACCATCATTATATAGAGTTTGGAAGAAAAAGAAAGTTGGTGTGTTATATGTTTCAGAAATTGCTCTAGAAGCTAACCAATTTATAGTCTTTAATGGAGTCCAATTCGGTATAACAACATTTGCAATTCTGACAGTCTTTTCAAATTCATATGTGTCGGGGATCCCAAATTCAGAAAACACTTTCTCTACTATGTTATGTATAGGGAGATTAATAAAAGATTTCGATATTCGAATATTTCTATCAAGAACGAATTCTTCTGAAACAAAATGAATCTCATATGATTGTGATCTCTCATTAATCATTGTTCTGTTCTTGATATCTATCACTCTTCCAACAAAGACAATATTTTTGATTACAGGTTTGACTGCTATTTTTTTGGTTATTGCCTGTTGTGAAATATGATCTCCAACAGAAACTTCAATAATAATTGCTTCATTACCCATAATAGGTAAAGAATTTGAACCAGATATTAGATTATTAGCATCGTTGACAGTTATCCAACCAGTTAATGATGCAGAATATATGGATTCAAAGATATTAATCTCAGTGAAAACAGCAGATAAATTGACAGATGTTTTCTCGCCTATTATGGTTAATCGTTTTATTGAATAATTACCTGCTTGTATCATAGTGTTATAGTAAAGAGCGAAATGTGTCTACAAAAATACCAATATATCTACTATCACAAACTAAAATATTTCTTTTCGCCTCGTTGGCTTCTTCTTCAATTTCGTAATTGCTCTTGCTATATTTCATTAATCTGCCATTCTCAGATACTGCTCTCGAAGTTTGTGAATCTATATTCGTATAGAGATAATTGTTTACGGGAACTTCTAAAAAATAATTTTTATCTTCTACCACATCATCTGAAAATCTTTCGTAAGATTCTCTGATGAAATATTTGTAAGTCGTCTGTGCACCAGAAATGGACCCATACTTATCTGCAATATAATCTTCAAATTCACCATATTGTAGAGGAAAATCATAAAATCTATCAAATTTATTATTGATAATCATTATCGTCCAATAATACATTGGTGTTTTATACAGGTCATTAGATATGGATTCTATATCTTCCCCTGCTCTGATAAAGTATTTGTAGAAAACACTCTTATCGTCGATTAATGATTCGCGTCTAACTATTCTTGTTGTTATATTTTTAAGAATTAAATTAACATTTCCTGTTTCGTCCACGAAATTTGGATATAACACATATGGGAAAGATGAGAAATATGACATATTAGAAAGTCACCCCCGATTCCTTTTCGATTGCTGCTCTATCCAAAATTTCAGTTTCTTGGAAACTCATTGTAATCGAAATTTCTACCGGTGCATTTGTGTCTTTAAATGTGACGAAATTTTTACCATAAGAAACTTGTAAATCTTTGAGAATACATCTTTTGGTTT